GGTGGTTCAGACGGTGGTGGTGATGGAAGTAGTTCATCAGGTGGTTCAGAAGGTAGTGGAGAAGGTAGTGGAGAAGGTAGTGGAGAAGGTTCTGGCGAAGGAAGTGGAGAAGGTAGTGGAGAAGGTGAAGGTTCTGGTGAAGGTTCCGGTGAAGGTGAAGGTGAAGGAGAAGGTAGTGGAGAGGGTGAAGGTGAAGGAGAAGGTTCTGGTGAAGGAGAAGGAGAAGGTTCTGGTGAAGGTGAAGGAGAAGGTGAAGAAGAGTCATCTGAAGAAAGTTCAGAGGAAGAATCAAGTGAAGAGGAATCATCAGAAGAATCGGAAGAAGAAAGTTCAGAAGAAGAATCCGAAGAAGAGAGTGAGGAGGAATCAGAAGAAGAAGAGAGTGAAGAAGAATCTGAGGAAGATGAGGAAGAATCTGATGAGGATGATGAAGAAGAATCCGAAGAAAGTGATGGTGAAGATGAAGAAGATGAGGAAGATGAAAAGGAAAAAAAGTTTATGCCTATTCAATTAAAGGCGGATATGATGGCTCAACAAGCTCTTACTTTGGATTATAATGCGGTTCTTAATATCGGTGCTTCTATGAGTTCTATTTTTGGTGATAGAAGTTATGGTGCTAATCTTATGATATATGATAATCTTAAACAAGCAAACATTTCACTTAACACATCAGGTGTTACTATGAATGATAATTACGAAGTAACATGGGTAGATGGTGTTTCGGTTTCTTATATGAGAAACTATAAGATGAATGCTATATCAGCATCAGCAAGTAGAATGAAACCATTAGGTAAGTGGGGAACTGTTGGTGTGGGTATTAACTATTCTTATATGACGGGTAAAGACCAATTAGGGCAACAACTTCCTAAGTCTTGGATGTTAGGATATAATGTTGTTTATTCTAATATGATAAAAATAACTGATAGAATAATGTATTCACCAGCATTGGTTGGAGTTAGTTCTCCATTATCATATACACAAATGCAAGAAACTGATATTGTAGATTTTTCTACAATCAATAAAGATTTAATGGTTATAGTAGCAAACCCATTCACAATACAATTAACTAATAGATTTTCGTTCAATGTAGGGTGGACAGTTATAATGAGTACGAGTGAATATCTACCGATATTAAACTCGTTTATGATAGGTTCTAAAATACCATTTTAATTATGAATAAAAAAATAGAAATTTCTGTATGGTTACTTTGTTTATTAGTAATCGGATTTTGGTTTATTGGATATACTACACAATACCAAAGACCAGCTAAAATAGAATATGTAGAAGTAGTAAAAGAAGTAGAAGTAGTTGTTACTGATACAATCTATGTAGATAAAATCATAGAAGAAAAAATATATGTACCAAAATACATTACACAAATCGAAAGAGATACAATTAAAGTAGAAGTACCAGTAGAAGTAATTGTTGAAAAACAAATACCAATTACTAAAAAAGTATATGTGGATAAAGTAGTAGATAGACTTGTTGAAGTTCCCGTCAACGAGAAAAAACTATTTTTAGGGTTTGGTTATCAATACGATTTTGAAAATTATTTTAGTGGAGCAAATATAAAGTTAATTCACAAAACACCTAAAGATAAAATGTTTAGTTTAGATGTTGGTTTCAGAAATGATTTGTTAGATAAAGAAACTAATGTAGGAAGATTAAGACCTTACATTGGAGGTTCTATATATTTTAGAATTGATAATCCAAACAAATAGTGAAAAAACTTCTTTACATATTATTATTTTTACCCACTTTAGTTTTTGGACAAAGTGGTGAAGGATATGTAAATTACAAATCCTATAAAACTCACTATGGGAATGGTTATAGTTCAACCTATAATGGATACACATATAGTGGATTAGCTGATAACGCAACCGAGTTACAAGCAATGTTAGATGTAAATCACCCTGGTACATCTTTAACACATGAAGGTGAAGCAGTAGCTAATTCAAGTGAAGGATTAAAAGGAGGTAGACCTTCCAGATGGGGGAATGATTTTTATGCCGTTTATCACTATGGTTGGTTTCAACCACAAGAAACAGGAACTTACAGATTTACCCTACAATCAGATGATGGTAGTGGTTTATGGATAGATGGAGACTTAAAACTATTTAGACCTTGTTGTGGTGCATCCTCTGTGGATGTTTCCTTAACATCAGGACAATGGTACTTCTTTGAAACAAAATGGCAAGAATATACAGGTGGTGATTATATGTACTTTATGTACTCACCTCCAAGTAATGCTAATGTGTTTTATGTTGGTGACCAAACACAGTATCTTAAAGTAACTAATATAGAACCAGAAGAAGAACCAATAAGTCCTGAAGTAGATTTAGATTTAGAATTCCATTCTCAATTAGCACCAGAAGAATATAGATTCAGAGTTTACTATGATGGAACTTCTGCACAAGATGGAACTGAATGGTTGAATACATCTACAATGAACTCTTCTTATTATTTAGATGATGATGGTAGTAAGGATATTACTGATTATCTAAATTTAGTCAAAATGGCAGATGGTAAGAAGGCAACTACAACTGGTGGTTGGACGGAGTGGTGTGTGGTTTATGATTATGATACAACTAACAAACGATACAGGGTTGGTATTGATAAAAGAGAATTTCCAAGTGGATTTACTTTTACTGATTTGAAACAATTAAAGTTGTTTGATTTATGGGATGGTGAAATAACTTATATGTCAGATGATATCTATTGGGCAAATTATTACATCTATACTGATACTCAATTTGATTTCACAAGTTCAACCTTTTCATCTTATATAAGAGATGCAAATGGATTCTATGGAATAAAAGCAGATTTCTCATTTGAAGATGTTGAAATATACAAAGGACATAAAGTATCATTTATGAATCCATCTACCAATATAGAAGGATGGACAGCAGAAGAATTTATGGATGATTATATTACAGTTGCAGATGTAGTTGCAGGATTTAACGAATTAGCTGGTGGTGGAATTAATGGTGGATTAAAAGGAGATTTGAATGGAGTCCAATTACAAAACTCAGATGTTAACCAAGATGGTGAATTTGATTTTCAAGATAGTCAAATAGGATTATCTTTTTTGACTGGTGGTGATACTCCGTTTGATGGAAGTTTATATGATATAATGAGAATAGTTCCTAAATCAGAATATGATAATACTACAACTACTAATTGGAAAACACAAACAAATAAATCACCATCAACATCGTTTACGTTTAGTCTTATAGATACGATACAAACTTTAGAGTATAAGGTTTCTTTTATAGGTGATGTAAACCTTTCACATTCTGCTCCCCAAACAGGTACTTCACCCGCTACCCAATCTACTATATCTTCAAGAATGATGAGTGTAAGAAATTCATCTACTCAAAACAATACTTCGTTAGAGGTTGATTTAGATATTGAAAAAACTGAAGAACATATAATCATTACATTAGATTTGCCTGAGAATAATTTTAATCTAATTGGTTCTGAATTTAGAATTGGGTTTGATAATGAACGAGTAGAATATGATAAGTTAGAAACTAATACAATGATGAATAGCTTTGATGCTAAGAGGAGTTCTTATGTTAAGGTGGGTTCTATATCAACTGATGGTTCTCTAACCTTAAACAGCGGCGTTCAATATAAAATTTATTTTAAACCAATACAATCATTTGAATCAACATTAGGATTGGTATCGGTTAAGAAATCAGAAGTTGTTGATGTAAATGCTAATATAATAAATGTAATTATAAAATGAGAAAGATATTATTATTTATATTATTAATTTTGGTATCTTGTCAACCTGATGAGTTAATGGTTGTTGAACCATATCCACAATACGAAATGATATTTGAGGAATCAATATCTAAAGTGGTTGATGGACAAGAGTTCTCATTTGAGGTATCAACAACTGAAGAATATACGTTGATTATATCACACCAAAATAGTTCAGTAATATCAAAAGAATCATTCATGCCAACAATGGGATTGAATACTAAAATCCTTTATACAAAATCTTTACCTAAAGGAGAATTAAACTTAATATTAATTTTATCTAAAGAAGAAATCCAAAAAACTACTATTATTATAGAATAATATATTTATAGGTATGTTAGTATATGATTTCAAAAATGTGGGAAAGATTTATGGATTGACCAATAATGATTCGGTTGAACCAAAACATGCTGACCGTATTGCTGAAATTCCTAAATCTATTTTTTCTGGGTTTAAGTATGAGAGGTATAAAAATATGCCTCCATATAAAAACGAATCTATGAGAACAATGCAGGAATTAATTAGATTATCACAAATACCATCTAATGATGAATTTACTTTGAAGATGGATAAAGTGAAAGAATCTTTTAAAAATTTATGTGAAGAATTAGATATTGATTTCCCAAAAGAAATGGTAAAAGATTTAAAAGATGCTGCTAGTGGTGTGATATTAGATTTAAAATATCACTACAATAGACCGAGGCCTTACAAATTAGCACCTTTACTTAATATAGAATTAGATACTAACGAAATCGAAGATACAACATCAGATTCACCATCTTATCCTTCTGGACACGCAGCTCAAGGTATTCTGATATCCAATTATTTAGCTTACAAAAATCCTTTACATAGAGGAAAGATTTTGAGGTTAGGTAGAGATATAGCAAAGAGTAGAGTTACTGCAAAAGTTCACTATCAATCGGATGTAGATTTTGGTTCAATGATTGGAAACGATATGTTCAACTATTTAAAAGAAAACAAATTAATATAATGCCAGCAAAATTAAAACCAAGTACAAAGGAATATCTTAGAGATAAAAATGGCAGACAAATCAATAAATGGTTTTGGAAGCATTATACTTTGAGTGGGGCAGGAACAGAAGAGTTGATAAAGTTATATGGCACACCTTCCTATAAGAAGAAAAAACAAATGATTAAAAGAGAACTTCAAAAAAGAGGAGTAGAACTATGAAAGAATTTGCAGTACAAAAACAATTAATACCAGTAGATACTAATACTGGAGACCCTTCTTGGGCAAAAAGACAGATTTGGGTTTATAAATTAAATGGAGATGATACTATTGATGAGTATGATACTCAATCTGAAGCAGAAATAAAAAGAGATGAATTGGATTCTAACGACCCGACAAGTAGAGTATATAGGGTAGTAAGAAGAATAGACCAATTTAACTATGAAGTGCTTTAGTTGTCTTGTCTAAATTTTTATTTTAATTTTTTTATTTAACACTTGTCTTGTCTTGCACCGTGTCACTGTGTCCGAAAAATCAAAAAGAATATTTGCTCGGTCCAACAATCGTTTCTGATTGAAGTTTGGAAGCGTTTAGACTCATAGCTTCACCTTAGAGTATCGTATGTTCGTATAATACATATAGACCAAAATCACCAAACATAAAAAAAATTTGAACTTTTTTCACTTTTTGAAAATTTAGTTGAAAGTGTTTGGAATTGTAAAATATTTTTCGTATATTTGTGGATAAACATCAAATAGAATATATGGAAGATAAAGTACCTTACGGAGAAACCGCAGTAGAATTTTGTGAAAGAACCTACCCAGAAACTTGTAAAGAGTTTAAACTAATTTTAGATGAGATGTATGAAACCTTTTGTAAGAAACAAAGAAATTATGGACCAGGCAACATTTCAGTTGGTTCATCTTTGGAAACCGAAGAAGATGTTAAAGTAGCATTGACGGGTTTGTGGTTTAGAAAGAATGATAAAATCCAAAGATTACTTCAGTTAGTTGTAAAAGGTCAACCCGATGAGGTTGGTGAAAATATTCAAGATACTTATGAGGATTTATCAGTTTATGGTATAATCTCTCAATTAGTACAAAGAGGTAAATGGGCAAAATAAAATTTAATACTTACTTGGTATGGGGGCAGATTTACATCCTACCCTATATTAAGTTAACACACAATAGAAACCTCAATGGTGATTTAGAACTTATCATTGGTTGGTTAAATAAAGAATTGGTAATCGGAATTTAATATGAGAATCTGGCACATATCAGATACACACACTTATCACAATTTGTTGGAAGTTCCAACTGATATTGATATGGTGATTTTTAGTGGGGATTGTTCTAATCCAAAAGACCCTTACAATAACGAAGCTGAGGTAAGAGGTTTTATTGATTGGTATCGTTCACTAAAGATACCTTTAAAGATATTTGTTGCTGGAAATCACGATACTTCTATTGAAAACAAATTCGTAACCAAAGAAGATTTTGAAAGACACAAAATTATCTATTTGGAAAATGAAAGTATCACTATTGAAGGATTAAAAATCTTTGGTTCACCTCATACTCCAACATTTGGATATGGTTGGGCTTTTAATAAAGATAGAACTAAGTTGGAAAGAATTTGGAGAAAAGCTATTGATGAAGATGTGAATATTGTTATCACCCACGGACCTCCAAAGGGTATCTTAGATTTATCATTTGATAGAGCTGGAAATTTAGAAAGGTGTGGTGATAAATCCCTTCTCAATAGAGTAATGGAAGTAAATCCAAAATTATGTTTATTTGGACACATCCACAACCACCAAGATATTATCAATCAGGGAACAATGAAGTTGAGTGGATTAGATACTATCTTCTCAAATGGTTCGGTGATGAAAGATGGTAGATTTGGTAAATTAACTTCAAACGGAAACATCTTTGAGTTATAAATACTTATTATTATGAGATGGGTAGAATACTTTCAAAATTTAGCACACCAAATTAAACTCAAATCCAAAGATGAGAGAACTCAGATTGGAGCAGTAATAGTTGGTAAAGATAAAGAAATTGTATCAACAGGTTACAACTCATTTCCCAGAGGTATTGATGATACAATAAAAGAAAGACAAGAAAGGCCAGAGAAATATTTTTGGTTTGAACACGCTGAAAGAAATGCCATATATAACGCAGCTCGAATTGGAGTTTCTACTAAAGGATGTACAATGTATCTAAGTTGTGGTATCCCTTGCTCTGATTGTGCTAGAGGAATTATCAATGCTGGAATCGTAAGAATCTTTTGTGAAAGAGGTGGTGGAGCAAAAGGACCTAAGTGGGAAGAATCCGCTGAAAGGAGTTGGAAGATGTTCGAAGAAGCTGGAGTAAATGTTCAGTTTTATGATGAAGGTAATAACGGAATCTAATCTTTCTTAAATTCGAATATTTATATAGAAAGGAATTATAATGGCTGAACCAGCATATAACGCAGGAGGACTTATTGGTTTTAATGAAACTACTACTGGTGGTAACACTAATAGTGGTAATAATGGTTATACACCAAGTCCACCCAAATCACCCCCACCAATTCCTACACCACCACCAAAAGAAAGTAATCCACCTCAACCAAAACCACAAAAAACTACTTTGGGTGAGGTATCTTCTGTATCTAAACCATTAACCCCAACAAAAAAACCAGCATCTAAAAACATTAGAGAACGTATTAGTGTAGAAAATGTTATTGAAAAACAAACAGTTGGTAATTTTGAAGAAATTGATAAAATAAGATTATTTGGTGAATATCCCCAAAACTTTGTGGATATCCCTAAATACGATTTATCAAAGCTAAATGTAATTAGTGATGAGGAGGTTGATTTCAATTTTATTCTTTGTTTGAAAGATGGTGAAGAATCACTACCCCGATTATTTGTAACAAAAAACTTTTACGAAAGATTAACAAATAACTACTCTACTGGAAACCCATTTGGTGTAAATGATATTATAGATGAAAAAAATATTATAGTAATTGATATTAAACCCTTAAAAGAAAAGGTAGAACTTTTAAGGATAGCTGAGTTAAACACAGATATAGATTTAACATCGGTTCAGGAATCTGAAAGGAGTTATGTAGAGGTAATTAGAAATTTATTTGTTCATTCCAATTACGAAAAAGATGCAGTAAAGGGATTACAAGCTAATCCCACATATACTGATATCGAACTATTAAGATATATTTCTTGGGCAGTTGCGAAACCATCTAATAATTTCGATGAACGATTAATACCAGCTGAACAATTAGGTACTTTTAAAGATATTCCACAAAACGCTGATATTAGTGATGATGAACCATCTAAAAAGATTGAAGAAGAATTAGATAACAATGGAAATCCAATTGACCCAAATCCAAACTTATATCCACCAATTGGTAGAAGGGGTGTAGAAGATGAAGAAGAAGTTTTCTATAATGGAAAAACTTGGACTTGGTTCGAAGAAGAAGAATCTTGGAATTTGGTAAATCGGGATAATGGTGAACCATTACCTGGTGGAGGTAACAATGGTGGTTCTGGAGGTTCTGGAGGTTCTGGGGGTTCTGGAGGTTCTGGAGGTTCTGGCGGCTATGGTGATGTTGGTGGTGGTGGACCTAGAGATAGAAGTTAAATCTAATTTTTATTATATTTATAATAGTAACAACTAAACATTTCGCACTTTGAAAAAAAGACCTTTAGCAAATGTTGAATGGAGAAAATACTTCTCTCTTAATAATACCACATTGAATGAGTATTTAAATTCCTATGGAGATGATTTTCTTAACCAATCCCTTTCTTTAGTTATTCAAGCCCACAAACAAAATCTTCCCTCAGTTGTATTGATTGAATTTACAATCGATGGTGTTGTTTCGGTTGTGGAAAAGAAAGATTACTTATTGGTTTTACAACGATTACTAAATTTGTGTGAACGATTGGAAAAGTATGAGATTTGTGCTGAGATTGTAAAGTATCAGAAATCAATTCCACCAAAGATTAAAACCCCAACTAAAAAATCGCATAAGATAACTACATTTAATTAAAACACATGGCAGAGAACATTACAAAAGTTCCACCAAAAGGTAAAATCAAATTTGATATAACCTTGTCTGAAGAACAAAAGTTAGCAAAAACAGCAATCCTTTATCATCCTTACAATTTTATAATGGGAAAAGCAGGTTCCGGTAAAACCCTTTTAGCAGTACAAATAGCATTAGATATGTTTTTTACGAGGCAGGTAAATAAGATTGTAATAACAAGACCAACGGTATCAAACGAAGATAATGGATATCTGCCTGGTTCACTAAATGAAAAGATGGAACCTTGGTTAGTTCCAATTCGTTCTAATATGAGAAAGGTTTATAACAAACCTATGATTTTAGAGAAGATGGAAAAGAACGAAGATATTGAATTAGTTTCTCTTTCACATTTCAGAGGAAGAACATTTGAACACTCGATTGTGATTGTAGATGAATTTCAAAACCTAACTAAACCACAATTAGGAATGGTATTAGGTAGATTAGGTAAGGGTTCAACAATGATTTTAACAGGAGACCCACAACAAATCGATTTGAAGTTTTCAAATGATTCGGCAATACATGAAGTTCCTAAAGTAAAGGATTCACAATATGTTTATTCAACTCATCTGAGAGATAATCACAGACATGAAGCATTGGATGAACTACTACGATTGTTGAGTAATTATCAGTAAAAATAAATTAAAAATAATTAAAAAAAGTTGAGTTTTCCCTTGGATTTCTCAACTTTTTTTTGTATGTTAGTACTGTAATTGAGAGATAGATATGAAAAACCAAAAGACATTAAACGCCCTTCGTAAGAAAGCCGGATTGGGTATTTGTGAAAATTCAAGAATGCCAAACCTCAACAAAGTTGGTGAACTACTAACTGAGTTAGGAATTGAAAACGATGTAACAAATTGGAGTTGTACCAAATGGACATCAGCGGCAGGTTACCGATACAACACTTCGGGGGGTACTCGTGATTACAATGGTTACCGATTGAAAGTTCCTCAAATCAATTTGAATATCAATTCAACTGACACATACTACTCTTGGAACACAAAGATGTTCGCTAAAGAGTTGGTAGAATTGATTGAAAAAGTTCAAAAATAATTAAGAAAAGACTTGCATAATTCAAAATTATTTTGTATGTTAGTACTGTAATTGAGAGTAAGAGTTAAAACGATTAAACCCTAAAAGATATGAAAACTAAATTTGATTTGTGGCTCGAAAAAGTTAACGAAGAGAGAAAAACCTATTGGGAAAGTAAATTTAATTACAAACCCTACGAACCCCTAAGAGTTGATAAAGGTAGAAAATACATCCGTTTGTGGGATGGTAGTTCTGCTTGGGGATTTGTTTCTATGGTTGATGGAGTTAACAAAGGAGTTCCAGTTAAGAAAGGTGATTTGTTGAAACCACAAGGTTGGCAAGGACCTGCTAAACATTCTCGTGGTAACATCTTTGATGGTACTGATAAGTGGGAATACTACGGACCAAATTACTTAGTTTAATTAAACCTTAAAACATAAACGATATGAATATTAAAGAATTTTATTTGAACACTTACCCAACCGATGAATTGGGAGTTGAAATCAACGAGAAAGCCACCTTTGTTGGTTTGGTTACCGAACTATTTGGTGGGAGCGATATCTACGAATATATTGGTGTTGGTGATAGTATCATCAGAGAACGATGTTTTGAAGAACTAGCAAAACAACTAAACAAACCATATGATTTTGTTTACAATTTATGGTTAAATTAATTCAAAAAAAGCTTGCATGTTTCAAATAAATTTTGTATATTAGTACTCTAATGAGTGATATGATAAAAAAGAAAATAGTTTACATTGATATGGATGGAGTCATCGTTGACTTCGGAAAAGCAATCAAAGATTGGTTTGAAAAACATCCACATTTAGAAGAAAGATACAAAACTCATCCTGACCACATTCAAGGTTTATTCAGAATCGCACCTCCCATTAAAGGTGCTATTGAAGCTATTAAAAAATTACACAATAGTGGTAAGTATGAATTATTCATCGCCACCTCTGCTCCTTGGGGTAATCCTCAATCTCTTACTGATAAAAGATTTTGGTTAGAAGATTACTTCGATAATATCTTTCACAAAAGATTATTCACTACTCACAGAAAAGATTTGTTAATGGGTGATTACCTTATTGATGATAGATTAAAGAATGGAGCTGGTGAGTTCAAAGGTAAATTATTAAGATTTGGATATGATTGGGAAAACAACAATTCTCCTAATGAATATCCTGATTGGGATTCTATTTTAGATTATTTATTATGAAACAATTCGATAGTATAAATTTTTTATTAAAGTTTGCATTAGTTCTTTATTCATTAATGTTATTGGGAACATTAACATCTTGTACGGATGACCCATTATCAGATTTACCCGATAATTACACAATGGAATTAGATGGTAGATTAGATACAACCAATGAAGGATTATATAAATTAGAACTAAACTCTACACAAAATTCTATTCAAACAATTCATAGAATTACAGGTAAACTTTTAAATCACAACGAAGAACCATTATATCCACAATTAGTTGAATGGGAATCATCTCATCAATGGACTTTAAATGATACTGCTTATGTATTCATTCGAAGAACTATAAATGTATTAGGTGATTGGGTAGATGTAGATACAACTTATGTAACTGGATTTGCTGGAACCATTGTACCGACTATAAATGAGTTTTCATATAGTGGAACTGGTGGAGAAATAAATACAGTAATTGCACCAATAGATGAAATGGTTGGCGATACACTTATTGTAAAAGCAACATTTCAAGACTTAGAAGAAACAATTAGAATCGTATTAGAATGAGAAAGGTAAGATTACAAGCAACACCACTAACCGATGAAACTTTTAAGAGGCAAGGTTGGTCAAAACATCTTTCAAATGATTATAATGGTACTGGAGATTTTATTGAGAATAGGGAGGATTTAGATGATAATGAAGAACTGGACAAACCTTATTTTTGGACACTCCCTCTACCTAAAGAAAGAAATGATAAGTATGCACCCCGATTTGTAACCAACTCATCCGATGATGATGCAGAGTTGGTAAATATGGGATTAAAGCCAGGTCAATATTTTATTGAAATTTTAGATTTCGATGGACTTGGATTTTGTACAACTGAGGAAGAATTAGAAATATTATATAGGTCACTAACTGGAAAATATATAGAACAATGATTAGAAACTATACAGAAGAACAAATAGAAGCAAACTATAATAAGTTTATAGAAGCTATTAAAAAAGTGTTTAGTGGAGAACGATTAGAAAAACTTCTCCATATGTATTCCCCAGAAGAATTGGGAACTGAACTTGCTATTGCACCCGCAAGTGGTAAACTTAATTTTCACTCTGCATATCCTGGTGGTTATATCGACCACGTAATGAATGTAGCAAGAAACGCTTACAAACTAAAAAAGATGTTTGAAGAGAGTGGTGGGTTTATTAACTTTACTGATGAAGAATTATTCTTCGCAGCTTTCCACCACGATTTAGGAAAGTTGGGTGATGGTAAAGAACCATATTATTTACCACAAGAATCGGAATGGCATCAAAAAAATAAAAAAGAATATTTTACTCACAATCCAAAGTTACAATACTTTGATGTAACCGATAGAGCATTTTGGTTACTGAATCAATATGGAATCAAATATACTCAGAAAGAACAATTGGGTATTCATATGGCTGATGGATTGTACAACGATGCAACTAAGAAATACTTTATTTCTTATAATGAAGATTTCCAAGTAAAAACTGATTTACCATACATTATTCATTGGGCTGACCATATGAGTACTAGATTAGAAAATTCAGAATATAGAAAATCAACGGGTATGTATGACAATATTTCCGAAAACTTTTAATTAAACTGACAAGTTGTCATACAAAATGAAATGGTATGGATTTGGTAATATATAGATTGTATGTTTAACTTAAAAAAAGGAAAAAATATGATTTTAACATTTGACAGATTCTTTGATGAGGTATTTGATTCTAAATTTCAACCGATGCAAATAAATCATCAACAAGGAAACTATTCCATCAATACAACTAAAGATGGAAAACAAAGTATTGTTATAAGTGTTGTAGGACACAACCCAAAAGATGTAAATGTGGATGTTACTGAAGATTTAATTACAGTAAATGCAGAAACTGAAAATGTGAATGCAGTTGTTGGCAATATAAATCTAAAGTTCAAAGTAGGAAAAGATTACGATGGAACTACTGCAGAAGCATCAATTGAAAATGGTCTACTTACCATTCTTTTGGATAAAAAAGAAGAGAGAAAAAGTAAAAAGATAAAGATTAAATTTTAATCTTAGTGGTGTTAGTTTAGTAAAGGGGAGGTTGAATAAATCTCCCTTTTTTCATTTTCTTATATTTATATATATTAACAAATAGAGTTATTATGAAACCAGAACATAAACAAAAAGCATTATCTCATATTGAGGGAGTAGAAAATCACAACAAAGTGATTAAAGGTATGTTAGATGGAAGTAGACCATCAGACCAAAAAGAAGCTTTAAGACTAACACATCAAATTGAAAGGTTACTCGAACTTACGAAAAATCTCGTAGACTTAGCATAGAAAGAGTAAAATGAAGTTCAGAACTTTATTATTGGGATTATCTGCGTTGTTCGTAGCATTTAACGCAGCATTCTTCTCCGTAACTGGTTTATCTAAACTATTTGCAGGAGCAGCATTTTCCGTTATGATAATGGCAAGTTCATTGGAATTAGCTAAATTAATTACGGCTGGATATCTTTATAATTATTGGGAAAAAATAAACAAAACATTTAGAATCTATCTAAGTGGAGCAGTGGTTATATTAATACTAATCACATCATTAGGTATTTACGGATTTCTAACATCAGCATTTCAAGATACATTTAATCAATTTAGTGTTCAAGAAAAACAACTAGCATTTCTACAACAAAAAGAAAAGTTTTGGGCAGATGACGTTGCAAGATACGATACTGAATTAGAAAGAATTTCACAAAATATTTCAACACTTTCAAATGCTAAAGCAACCGGAATCCAAGTTAGAGATACAACTTCATCAACTGGATTTAGAAACACAATCTCAACAACCGAACTAAGATTATCACAACAAAGAATATCGGTTGAAGAAGATAACAGAAAAGAGGTTCAAGGAAAAAGAGAAGTAGCGGCCGATTCATTACAATCCATTCAATTAAAAATATTAGATGTTGAATCATCAGAAGGTGTTTCATCGGAGTTAGGACCTTTACAATACCTTAGTGGATTATTGGATAAACCTATGGACCAAATTATAAACTGGTTCATTCTTATTATTATCTTTGTATTCGACCCATTGGCAGTTGCACTTGTAATCGCATTCAACAACGCAATGAAAGTTGATAAAGGTGAAAAGGATAAAAAGAAAGTAGTTGAGAAAAGAGAACTCTATGGTGAAGAACCTGAAGAGGGCTCTGATATCTACACCGAAGGTGAATTAAAGGATTGGGATACCACATTATCAGATGGGTTAGAAGATGAAGAATGGGATGAAGACCATGCCTTAGACCAAGTAATGAATGATATGGTATCCGATATGGATATGGAAGAACTCAATGAAGATTTATTTGGCGAGGAAGATGATGTTCCATATGAAGATAGTAAGTTTGAAACTGACAATACTACTACGGAAGATAAAAAAAAAGTTGATGAAGCTGTAATCGTTGATGGTGTTGAGTTAAAAAAAGATACAAAAAGACGAGGTGTTGATATTGATGGTGATGGTACTATTGATGGATATGATAATACAGGAGATGGATTAATTGATGAACCAAAACCATCATCTTCTCAACGAGCACAATATGTAATGAGAGAAAAACCATATTATGCTAGACCTGACTTTAATTGGGGAGATAGAAGTAAGTGGATAAACAATCAAAACGCGGTAAACTATTGGTTGACTTACATAAAGAATGATAAAGATACTTCTTATCCAACCGACTTCGATTCTAAAACTTATTAAAAATAATTTGGTTTTTTGAAAATAATTTCGTATATTTGTTATAAACAAATAAGAAATCATACAAAAGATGAATTTAGGATACGCTTGTATTAATATGACTCTATCAGGTCAAAAACCAAAAGTAACTACTAATCGTTCAATGATTAAAAGAACATTCTTAGAAAGGGGTGTTGGTTACGCAACTGAATTAGGGTTACAAAACGCAAGAGATTTGTTTCATATTTTAAAATGGAATAATGAAAATGGAATCAAACTATTTAGATTATCATCTGAAATGTTTCCATGGGGTTCTGAGTATGATTTAGAAACAGCACCACATTACCTAAGAATTAAAACAATATTAGAGGGGTGTGGTCATTATGCAAAAACAAATGGAATTAGAATTACTTCTCACCCTGGTCCTTTCAATGTTCTTACTTCACCACATAAAAAAGTAGTAGATAATACTATTACTGATTTAGAACTACATGGTAAAGTTTTTGATTTATTAGGATTAGAAAAATCACATTATAACAAAATCAACATTCATTGCAATGGTGTTTATGGAGATAAGAAATCTGCTATGGATAGATTTTGTGATAACTTCCAAAGATTATCACCATCGGTTCAATCTCGTTTGACAGTTGAGAATGATGATAAAGCATCAATGTATTCGGTAAAAGATTTAATGTATATTCACAACAAAATTGGTATCCCAATCGTATTTGATTATCACCACCACAAATTTAATACAGGTGGATTGAGTGAAGAAGAAGCTCTAAAATTAGCAATCTCAACTTGGCCAAAAGGAATTAAACCCATTGTTCATTACTCTGAAAGTAAAGCATTACATGAGGAGAATGAAAAATTAAAACCACAAGCACATTCAGATTACATCAATGAATTACCCGAACTATATGGTACTGATGTTGATGTAATGGTGGAAGCAAAAGCAAAAGAACTTGCTATTCTACCATTTATTAATAAAGATAGTGTATGTGCTTATAGTGGATTGTTAAACACACAAAGTTACGCAGAATGATTATAGATGTAGATATTAAAGCTCCTAAGAGAGTAGAAAAGAATTGGGGATATGAATTATGGATTCACAACGATGAAGAGTATTGTGGGAAATTATTGGTATTCACAAAAGAAAGAAATAGATTCTCAATGCATTACCACTTAAAGAAAAAAGAAAGTTGGTATGTGCAAGAAGGAAGATTCCAATTTAATTGGTTGAATGTAGAAGATGGAAAATTAGAAGGTAAAACTTTAGAGAAGGGTGATAGTGTTTTAATTGAAAGAGGATTGCCTCATCAGTTAATTTCATTAGAAGATAACTCAATTGTATTTGAAGTTTCGACTGAACACTTTGATGAGGATAGTTACAGAGTTTATAGAGAAACACCTGAGGATTTATTATGAGTTACATAAAAGTTCACGTACCAGAAATATATCAATTAAAAGAACAATTTGAGTCTGATAAAGATAAATGGATTCAATACTATTCAAAGTATGGAGCATTTGTTGGAAGTTCAGATTCGGTAGATTACCTAACTAAAGAAATAGAAAAATATTATGATAGTAAAAAGAGTTGAAAAAACTCCCGTTACAAACGAAGAGTTAAACCTATATAAAGAAAGAATATCTAAATTAGATAAAGAGTTTGCAGTAACTGCATTAGATGTTGGGATGGATAAGAGAATCGTAACCATTAAGTTTGGTGGTGATTACGATGATTTAACTTTGGTAAATCCAACAATAACAAAAACATCAGATGCTATGGTACAATATTTTGAAAAAGATTTACACAAGAAAAACAAAGTAAGAAAAACAATTAGACATAAATCCTTTTCAGTTGATACAGACAATTTAGGTTTGGTAGAATTTTCATCGGACAACGATAGTTGGAAAACACAAGATGAGTTTATGAATGATTTGGGCTTATTCGAATGTATTACCGCACAAAGATTAATCGATTCAATTGATGGTATTGATATTAGTTCACCACTTCGTAGATACACAGCTGAAATCAAAAAAGAAAAGAAGCCAGGTAGAAACGAAAGAGTAATGTTACAATCACCTGAAGGAGATATGGAATTTGTTAAATACAAAAAAGCACAACCTCTTTTAGATAAAGGATATAAATTGGTATAGTTATGGGAATTTTTAGTTACGAATCAGAAGATTCCCTAAATAGGGAAGCTAAGAACATTTCATTCGATGTTCCTGATGATATGAATATTTATGAGTATAAGATTATGTGTGTTCGAATGGCACATGCAATGGGTTATCATCACAAATCTGTAAAGAAGGCGTTTGGTGAATTAGATTACGAAACGGAATCGGATAGAGATTTTAAAGAATTTATGGAAGCAGTTAATCAACTAACTGGTTCTCTTACACCCTAATGAATGAATAAACTATACATATTAGAACAAAAAATAGCAACTTTGGAAATTATATTAGAATCGATAGTAGAAGAATTAATTGAAACCAAATTGGTTAATGGAGAAACCTTAGATGCTAGGATTATAGAAAGAATAAAAGAGTTATCTAATAAAGTAAAAGAAGAAGAAAAACAAATTGAACTACTTAACTTTCCCTATTGGGGAGAAAAAGGTGAAGCATAATTTGGTTTTATCAAAATAATTTCGTATATTAGTAAAATATTTTAACTACATGGAATCAATTTATATATTATATGTTATCATAGCATTATTAGTACTTTCAAATATATTCTTTATTTGGAAAGGAACTCAACTCGTTAAACAAGTTGAAGATGCTGTAAATGAAACTGATAATGTTACCGATGAAACACTTATAGTTTTGGAAAGAATGTTATCAGAAATGAAAGAAATAGATATCAGAGGTTCATTTGAATCAGATGATGAGGTTGGTGTTGTATTTAATGAGTTAAAAGATATTATTCAAAAATACCAAAACAAATTATAAAATGCCAAGACCTAGAAAAAATAAACAATACTTTACACAAGATACGCAAGATGCAATTATAGCGTATAATAAATCAAAGAGTGATAGAGAAAAAAATGAACTTTATCGGAATCGGATAAAGTATCCTTTTGAAAAATTAGCAGAAAACATATTAAATACATTTAAATTCTCTTACTTTGATGTACCAAAAGAAGATGTACAAAAAGAAGTGGTAGCTATTCTTATTCAAAAAATTCATATGTTTAAAGAAGGTAAGGGAAAAGCATTTTCATACTTTTCAATTGTAGCAAAAAACTATCTTATCCTTAATAATAACTCAAATTATAAAAGATACAAAAAAACAGATTTGTTATCTCAGATGCCACAAACTTGGAATCCTGAAAATGATTTTTATCACGAACAACAAGGGGATGAGTTTTCTGAATTTAAAGAATTAATGTTACAATATTGGGATAAAAATCTTACAAAAGTATTCACAAAGAAGAGAGATATTCAAATAGCAGATGCTATCTTAGAGTTATTTAGAAGAAGTCAATATATCGAAAACTTTAATAAAAAGCATTTATATCTTTTAATCAGAGAAATGACTGATTGCAAGACTCACTATATCACAAAAGTAGTTAATGTAATGAAAGAGCATCAGAAAAAAATGTTAAATGATTATTTAGACTATGGTGAGTTAAAGGAAGATTCTGATGAAGATGAATTCTTTTCTTACTAATCCTATATTTATTCTAAATAGGTTATAATACTTCACTTAAAGAAATACAAATGGAATTGGAAGATATTTTCAAGACCAAAGAATTCAAATCGTTACCACTTCATAAACGAATTTGGATTAGAATTAAGGTTGCATTTTTTGGACTATTAGAATTAATGTAATGAAAAAATGGACTTCGGTACGAGCAGTTTACCTACTCATGTCTCTCGTACTTTTATCCGCCACACTTCTACAAAATTGGTGGATAGTATTATTTGTAGTAACAATGTTGCAAATCGGTGTATGGACTAAATTTTGTCCATCTAAGTTTTTATTTGAAAAGTTAGGATTAAAGAAATCAGAACTTTAAAAGTTACTTATGAATCGGTTTGCGAAAATATGTTTAGGCATGGCAGGTGCTATTATGTTCACTTTCTTTGCAGTACAAACTTGTATTGTATTTAGATGGTGTGAACCCTCTTACTTTCTTGCCGAATTTGGATATGGTTGTGTTATTGCATTCATGCCACCATTCTTCTATGTGGTATATGATTTCATTCGTACTACAAAATTAAAAGAAGCAAATATTGATTTACAATTAAATGCTATTGATAAATCTAATTTGGTGGTTATGTTGGATATGGATGGATACATCTTATCAGCAAACAAAAAGTTTTGTAACACAATGATGTGTACTGAAAAAGAACTAAAGTACAAACAACATAAAAGAATGGTCCCAAAAGAATATGGTGATAGTTTAGAGTATCACGAATTTTGGGAAAGGTTAAAGAGAGGTGAAAGTATTACTGGTGAATTTGAAAGAATTGCAAAGGATGGTACATCTCGTTGGTTATTTGGTAACTACACTCCCATCCAAAGTTCAGATGGTAGTTACAACAAAGTTCTAAAGATAGCAACTGATATTACACTTCAACACGAATCCGAAGTGTTGGTAAATCAGAAAAACTCTTACTTAGAACACGCTGCGAAGATTCTCCGACACGATATGCATAGTGGTATCAACACATATATGCCAAGAGGATTATCATCATTACAAAGAAGATTATCTGAAGAAAAAATTAAAGAGTTAAAAATTGATGCTCCACTAAGGATGTTAGCAGAAGGATTGAAACACACACAAAAAGTTTATGCTGGTGTTAAGGAGTTTACAAACTTAGTTAAGGAAGATGCACAATTAGATATGAAGGAATGTAACTTATCAGAAATATTGAGAAATTACTTATCCTCTACATCTTATGTTTCACAAGTTAAAATAGATAGGTTACCATTCACTCAAGTAAACGAACCACTCTTTTGTACTGCAATAGATAACTTAATCAGAAATGGATTAAAGTATAATGATAGTAGTACAAAGGTGGTTAAAATTTATATGGAAAATGATTTTACAATTTGTGTGGAAGATAATGGTAGAGGTATTACTAATGAAGAGTTCATTGAGTTATCTAAACCATATACAAGAAAAGAAGGACAAAAGGAAGGAGGTTCAGGATTGGGATTAAACATTTGTATCGCAATTTTGAAAGAACATGGTTTTAAGATAACTGCAGAGAAGTTAGACTCTGGTACAAAATTAAAAATTAAATTAAAATGAACACAATGATTAACTCAATCTTGTTAGTGGATGATGAGGACTTATTCCACTTGGTATTTGAAGATGCTTGTAGTATCTTAGATATCACTCTATCTTTAGAGGCACTAAATTCATCTGATGAAGCAGATGAAAAATTCAAAGAATGGTTTCCAGAAAACCCAGCAGATGAAAGACCCGAATGTGTATTCGTTGATTTGAATATTATCGGTTCTTCATATGATGGTATTGAACTTATTCGTAAAATCAATTTTGAATATGGTAACGGATGTGTAATTGGTATTATCTCATCTTCAGATGATAATCAAGAAATTGAAAAAGCAAAATCAGCAGGTGCACAATTTTGGATTATTAAATCCGATGATATTGAACCTCGATTAGAAGAATTCAGAAAAGATTATGAAGGATATCTAAACCGAACCGCTCCATTCAAAATTTATAAATAAGTTTTACAATGATTGAGGTTACGAAACATACCAGAGATATCCTATTGGGTGTTGCTAAGAAAAGGAAAGTTTATGTTGAAGGAAACTTTCTTAAACTCTTAAAAGCACCCGATGGGGATACCGAGTTTGAAGAATATCTTAAAATATGTAAGGATAAAGATTCTACTGCTCGTAGAAAAAGATTACAAGTAACTAAGCAAGTTCAACAACAAAACAAAGAGTTGGTTGATAAACAAAAGGAAACCGATGAATTGATGATAGAACTTCAAGATGCTTTGGAATCTGCAAAACAATCTGAAGAAGAAGCAAATCAATTAAGACAAGAAGCCGAAAAAGGAATGGGTAAAGCATTAGAAGATTTGGAACTAATGCAAAAGAAAACACAATTTGAGTTAATCAGTACAATTGTTAAAGTAGCACTTTATGTGATTATAGGAGTTGGTGTTCTCACAACTGCTATGTATGGGTTAGCATTGATTTCTGGTACTGATACACAAATCATAGGTTCTACTTGGAGTAATATGTTTGGTATTCTCCTAACTAACGCATTCTCAATCGTTGGTACGATTATGGGTGTAAAGTATGCAACTGAAAAAGAATAAAGATGAGTCCTCAAATCATAGATAAAGTTAGTGTGGAAACTTACTATGATGTATTATCCATACCATTTGATAGGGAAGTATCAGAACCACATCATATCAGTTCTATCGTAGATTTTAAGACCCTAAGAGAAGATACACAAAATTTTTTATTAAAACTACCCATCGTTCAGTTCACAGGTAATTTTAAGGCAGGTGGCTTGGATTCTAAACAACGATTGTATCTAATGAGTAGTATGAATGATATCTTCTTCGTAGACACCCTTAAAACGAATTATGCTAAGTGTGTAACCAAACTGATTAATGTTCCCGATTTAAGTGGAAAGGAAGTTATTGAAAGAACTGATGAGCATAGAAGTATTAAACGAATTAGAAAATCCGAAAGTTATGAAGTTACCTATAATGAGGTGGATTATGTAATTGAAATTACCGAAGAGGGTAATGGAACATTTACCAGCATTATGTATGGGGATAACTTCGTAATGGATTATATGTTGGAGAAAGATATATTGGAATATTTTTATAAGAATAAGTAATTGTTTTTGTTTGATTTAGTATAATATACTTATTGGTATATAATAATAAATTATGGCAAAAGCAAAGGGAGGTTTTGGTATTTCGTTATATCGTTCTCAAAGTAAGAAGAGACCTGGTGTTCACGCTAAGAGTAAAACTTCAAAATCTAAAAATAGTAGAAATTACAAAAAGGCATATAGAGGGCAGGGTAGATAATCCTACACTTTTTTGTTTATTGATATTTATATATTGAACAAATATTGATAAACGTATGTCAACAGATTTCGAATTATTCCCAGGCAAAAACCTTAGTGGGTTGTTTGAGGATATCTATAACAATCAAATAAATAAAAAGAAACATATTTCTGATGTCATCTTTGAAATCAGAAAAATGATTAGGCATAATGGTGATATGGGAATTTTAGGTCCAGTCATCAAAGACTTAATTGATACATCAGTTCGTAACGATGACCAATTGGTTAAGTTAGCAACTATCGCACAAAGAATTATAGCATCTAATCAAAAATCAGAAGGAGATACTGGATTCCTCACGGAAGCAGAGAGAGAACAATTACTTTCAGAAATTGAACAAGTTCAAGATGAGGTTAGTAGGGTAGATGATTTACAAAACGAAATAGAAGAAGTAAAACAAAAATTAGAAAAGTAATGTTTGGGGATAGAAATCGTAATGTACAATCCAATCAAAGTGTTAATATTAGAAGGCATAAAGATACTATGTCTATGGGTACTGTATATAAGATTATATTGGATATTAATGATGATATTCTTTCTGATTTAGAAATAGAAGAACCACTAAAAGGTAAATATATAGGAGCGATTCAGTTCAGAGCTTCAACTAGTCAAAATAAAAAAGATGAAGGATTAACTTTAGCATTACCGAAAGATAAAACATGTGTTTCTCTACCAACTATAAATGAAACAGTTGCTATTACCAATTCACCAGCTGGTGGATATTTGTATGAACGAATCATCAGTTCGGCATTACCAAATGTAAATACAAGTATAGATGAAATAAATGCATCTCAGAAAAAAGAAAAATCAGCTCAATCAAACACCGCATCTAATTATGGTAACGTACAATCAACTGGAATATCAAGAACGGAAAGTTCATCTGATTCGATTGATGTTTCTTCGCTAGGTCAATATTTCCAACCAGATGGTACTATTCATAAACTTAAACTATATGAGGGTGATTATTTAATTGAAAGTAGATTTGGTCAATCAATTAGATTTAGTGGTTATAATAACCCTGATAATATTTTTTCACCAAACATTATAATTAGAAATGGTGAAAATGGAGAATCCCTAACAAAGGATATAGGAACATCTACTGAAGAAAGTATTAATGATGATGGTAATATTATATTTTTAGGTAGCGGTGAACGATTATTGGAATATACATTACCAACTGAAAATGAATATCCATCATTTTTTAATTACCCATCAGAACTAAAAGGAAATCAAATATTATTAAATTCAGATAGAGTTATTATATCGGCTAAATCAGCCGAAATGATTTTTTCTGCAAAAAAAGATATTGGTTTTATAACTGATGGTCAATTTTCAATTGATGCAACCGATGGTATAAACATCACAACAGATAATCATATATTTGTTGATACACAGGATAGAGATATAAATTTAGATATTGGTAATGGTACTATTATGTTAGGAACTGATGGTGAGTTGGAAGCTGCACCAAAGGGTGAAACTTTGGTAGAGTTATTGGGTGAAATGATAGATTTAATAACACAACAAATATATTTAACACCAGCTGGCCCAACCTCACCTGGCCCAACAAATATAGCACAATTTACAACATTGAAATCTAAATTACAAACAATGTTAAGTAATAATGTACAACTAAAGTAATATGGCAGTAAATAAAAACATATTGGGTGGTGCTAGTGATAGTATAAAAAAAGTTGCTGATATATCTAATATTACAAATAATCCTAAAGATACGATAAGTAGCATAACTACAGAACTACCAACTCCACCTGCATTACCAAAAGTTCCACCTAAGCCAGAATTACCGGCGTTACCAAAGGTTAGATTGCCTAAACTTCCACCTATTCCAAAGTTTAGAAAAAAGAAAGTAGAAGAAAATCCTAAACTTAAAAAAGGATTACCAAAGTTACCAACTCCACCTAATCTACCACCAATACCAGTAGTACCTAAAGTACCAAATATTCCAAAAATACCTAATATAGAACTGCCAAAGGTACCTGAAGTAAAAATACCTGATATTAATTTACCAAATCCATCGGATTTATTAAAAAGATAAAAAATGTCTTGGGGATTATTTAAAAGAAACGTAATACGAAAGACAAATCCAAATAACAATCCTTCTTTAGATATAAATAAGGTTGCAACTATTTGGGCTGATGAATATGATGCTGCGATAAAAAGAGGAAAAGATTTTATTAATTTAGAATCAGTACAAGCTGGTAATAAAGAAATAATGAAAAATCTTTTTAGAGTTGCGTTATTAAAAGGATTGGCAACACCACCTGGCGTAAATTTTTCATTACCAAATGAATTTGGGAATGGTGTAAAAGCTTATTGGGCCGGAGCCCAAATGAACCCATTTCCAATTCCACTAATTCCAGCACCCGGTTCAATTCAAAATTTAGTAGTAAATTCTAATATTGTAACTAATGTGGGGGTGTGGCCTCTATACCCACCATTAAAACCCGCTAAAAAACAAGAGATAATAGTAAATATGTTTATACTTGCCGCTATTGTGCATTTATTTTCGATAGGTGGTGTTATACAAACAACTTCACTATATCCATCGGCACCATCCCCAATACCCGCTCCTGGTGTTATAATTTGGACGGGATATTTAATACCACCCGCAATCCCTATTCCAAATCCAAACTTCCCATCTGCGGATGGTAGTGAACTACCTGTAATAGAGCAGGTTGATAATAACACTATAAGTGAAGTTGGTCCTATTCAAGAATATGAATTACCCAATGATAGTGATGATAGTGGATTAGGTGATGGTATAAATGGAGATGGTAGTGGATTAGGTGATGGTATAAATGGAGATAGTTCTTTTGAAGATATGGTAAACTCATCTTTAGGAGATGATATTAATGATATTGGTGATGGTAATAATATCAACAAACAAATAGAAGAATTTAAAAAACAATTAGTAGCAATACGACCAGATTGTATTAAAAATTAAAAAAACCTAAATCAAATATTTATATAGAAAGGAAAACATTTTAACAATGGATACTGATAAATTAGTAAAAGCAATACAGATTATAGTTAAGGAGGAAATCAAAGTGATTCTTCCCAAACTCGTTAAAGAAGGTGTTAAGAAAGAAATGGCTAAGTTATTGAAAGAAAACAAAAAACTTAAAGAAGCTATTACACCAAAACAACCAACATTTATGGATTCAAATGTAATGGAAGAACCAGTTCAACCACAAAAAACATTTAGTAAGAATCCTGCATTAAATGAGGTATTGGCACAAACACAACCCTTTAACTCACAACAAAGAAGTGGAACTAATGTTCCATCATATGCTGGGGCACCAACCGAAGTATCGTCTGGTACGATGAACTTCGATTCAAACTCAGTACATACATTAGGTGCATCAAATATAGCACAACAAATGGGTTACGGAGATATGGCACCAAAACAAGGTTTAGGTGTTCATACTGGAAACGCTGGATTGGATAAAGCACTAAATAGAGATTATAGTGGTTTAATGAAAGCATTGGATAAAAAGAAAGGTCCTTGGAGACCGGGAATGTAATATAGATTATGGCAGTTGAGTTAGGAAGAAGAATTGTTAAAGATACCATTGCATACGCAAATTATGCTATTGGTATTACATTACCATTAACTTTTGGTAAAAATACCTTTGAACAATCTTTTCTAACTAAAGACCAAGTTAAATCAAATATTAAAAATCTTCTACTTACTAAAAGGGGGGAACGTATTTTACAACCTGAATTTGGTAGTGGAATCCAATCGTTATTGTTTGAACCAAATGTAGATGATTTAGAAGGTAGAATAGAAGATACAATAAACGAAAGTTTAGAACAGTGGTTACCTTATGTTACGGCAGAAGAAATTGATATTGAATCAACTGATGAATTGAGAGATAACAATAAATTAAATGTTTCAATTAAATTTAGAATTGGTGATGATATTAATTTAGAAACCTTAACATTCACAGTTCAGGGATAATAAGATATGGCAATTACAAAAACAACAAAGAATTTTAAGGGTAGAGGTAAGGATATAAAATACCTCAATAAAGATTTTACTGAATTCAGAACTAATCTTATTGAGTTTGCTAAAACTTATTTCCCAACAACTTATTCTGATTTTAACGAATCCTCTCCTGGTATGATGTTCATTGAAATGGCATCTTATATTGGAGATTCACTTTCATATTATGTTGATGATACCTTAAAGGAATCATTAATGGTACATGCTGATGATATTGAAAATGTAATAGCACTTTCACAATACTTAGGATATAAACCCAAAGTATCCGCACCAGCAGTAACAACTTTATCTGTCTATCAATTAGTTCCTTCAACTGGAACTGGTGCAAACAATACATTTGATGAAACATATCTTTTAAAGATAAAAGAAGGTATGATATTGGAATCTTCAAATGGAGTATCTTTTATTACAAAAGATGTAGTTGATTTTTCGGATTCAACTGATAGAGAAATTACAATATACCAAACCGATTCGGTTACTGGAGAAACATCATTTTATTTAGTAAAGAAATTAGTAAAAGTTATTTCGGCAGAAGTAAAAACTGAAGAATTTACATTTGGTTCATATGAAGAATTTCAAAAAATTGATTTATTGGATACAAACATTATAGATATCTATGATGTACGAGATTCAAATGGAAACAAATGGTATGAAGTTCCCTACTTAGCACAAGAATTGGTATTTGTGGATTATCCGAATACGGAAAGTAATGACCCAGACCTTTATCAATTTAAATCAACAGTACCATATGTATTAAATACACTTAAAACATCTCGTAGATTTGTTAAACAGGTTAACCCAGATAGTACAACAACTATTCAGTTTGGTGCAGGAGACCCAACAGCGAATGATGAAACGATTATACCTAATTTAAAAAATGTTGGATTGGGATTACCCAATTCTATTTCTAAATTAGAAGAATCATTTGACCCAACTAACTTTTTAAAAACCAAAACTTATGGTTCATCACCATCAAATACAACCATAACTGTAAAATATTTAGTTGGTGGTGGTGTAGAATCAAATGTTCAAAAAGGAACAATTACTCAAATTAGAAATAGTGAATTTGAAGAAGATACAACATTATTCACACCAACGCAGTTGGCAATTTATAATTCAGCTAAAAATTCAATCGCAGTAGATAATGAAGTTCCTGCAACAGGTGGTAAAGGTGGTGATACTATTGAAGAAATAAGACAAAATGCTTTAGCAAACTTTGGTTCTCAGAATAGAGCAGTAACTGCTAAAGATTATGAAGTAAGAGCATTATCAATGCCAACTAAGTATGGTTCGGTTGCAAAGGCATACGCTACGGCAGATGGTACATTAGATAACAACTCACCATCATCAATTCTTTCTTCACCAAAAGCTCTACAAGAGTTTACTGATTTAGTGATGAGTTTTGTTGAGAAGCCAGATAGTGAAGAACCTGATAGAAAAAGCGTTCAACAAGAAATACAAAAATATCTAACTGGAAAAACATCAAATGATAATGAAAAAAATAATCCATTCGCAATAAATTTATATTTGTTAGGGTATGATTCAAATAAAAAATTATCAAATCTTAATAGAGCAGTAAAGGAAAATTTAAAAACATATCTATCGGAATATAAAATTTTAACCGATGGTATTAATATTAATGATGGGTTTATTATTAATATAGGAATTGAATTTGAAGTAATTACTTTAAAAAATTATAATAAAAGTGAGGTAATTTCTGATTGTATATCCGAATTAAAAGATTATTTAAATATTGATAATTGGACATTCAACAATACAATTAATATTTCAGAATTAGAATTAATTGTAGCAAATGTTGATGGTGTTAGTTCAGTACCAAAATTAAAAATTGTAAATAAGTGTGGTGGAGAATATTCACCAAACTCATATAATATAGAAGCGGCGATTAAAGATAAGATTTTATATCCATCTTTAGACCCATCGGTTTTCGAAGTTAAATTTCCAGATTCGGATATTAAAGGGAGGGCAAGATAATGGCATACTATTTTTTAACAGCATCAAAAGATGCATCGGTGTACTTACAACAACCCGACCAAAACGCTGGTTTAGATGAGGTATTAGAGGTTAGTAAGGTTTATTATGGTAACATCAAAGATGTATCCAGAGCACTTCTTAAATTTGATGTAACTGGATTATCATCTAGCTTAGCAGATGGGTCTGTAACAATGTCTGAAGCAACCCTTATATTAAAAGAAACCGAATCAGAAGAACTTCCATTAGAATTTACATTAGAAGCATATCCAATTTCACAAAGTTGGGAAATGGGTAATGGTACTCGTTTTGATGATATTACAACATCGGGTGTAACTTGGAATAATAGAGAAGGTGATTCTACACTAAGATGGTTGGAAACATCTGAGTTTAGTAGTGTATCTACTGGTTCTTATGAAGGCAAAGGTGGAACATTTTATTACGCATCTTCTTCATTACAAAACTTTGAATATAAAACTACCGATGTTTATATAGATATCAAAGATATTATGATTGATTGGATTAGTGGTTCTATTCCAAATGATGGAATCATTCTAAAATTACCATTTTCAAAAGAAACAGATACAAATGATTATGGTATTCTTAGGTTTTTTAGTAAAGAAACAAACACCATTCATCAACCAAAAGTTAGAATAGGTTGGGATGATACATCATTTTCAACTGGTTCGTTGACTGAGTTAACATCGGAAGAAATAAAAGTTGGAATTAAAAATTTTAAAAAAGAATATAAAGTAAATACAACTCCAAAATTAAGAGTAGTTGGTAGAGATTTATATCCAATAAAAACATTCTCATAAACATTACAATATAGTATTAGTAAATTTTTACCAATAACATCATATTATCAAATATCCGACTATCATTCAGGTGAAGTAGTAGTTCCATTTTCAGATTATACAAAATTAAGTTGTGATTCCGATGGAAATTACTTTAAATTAAATTTATCTAATTGGGAAGTTGATAGGGTGTATATTATAGAATTTAAAGTTAGTATCAATGGAACTGATTATTTCTTTGATGATGATTATACATTTAGCGTAATTTCATAAACAATGTTTAAAAAGAATAGAGCACAAAAAAAGGCAGAATCTATAAAACGAGGTCAAGCTGGTATGGGTAATGAAAAAGAACCTATGAAGCGTGGACTTGGTAGAGATGAGTTTGTCAAAAAACTTAAAGAAGGTGGTTCTCTAAATCTTCCTAAAAAAAACGAACGTGGTGTACGCATCGCTAAAAGAAATGTAGTTAAGGGAAGGCCAATTAATCCATTATCGGATGTAATTAAAAATAGACCATTTGATTCTACAACAATAGAACCAAATGTAAATCCATCTACAATAAATTGGGATGGTGTTAATAGTGCTGATTATGATGAATTATATGGATATATTAGTGAGCAAGAAATAGATGGTGGTATCATAGGCGGTCAACTAATTAGACCTAAATATGATAGTGTTGAATTGGAAAAATCAATAGATACTAGAATATTTGAACTTATACCAAACACACCAGCACCACAACCAGATACAGTACTTCGTTCAGTATATAATACAGCATTAGAACAAATAGAAGATTTAACTGCCGAGGTTGAAAGATTAAATAATGATGTTAGTAATTTAAATTCAATAATAGCTGAATTAGAAAGTATAGTTGCTGCATTAAGAATAGAAACCGATAATGAAAAATTAAAAGCTAATATTGCAAATGACCAAAGAGATATTGCTAATACTCAAATTGCATCAACAACAATAGATTTACAAAACGCGGTACAAAACTCAATCAACGAAGCAATCGAAAGAGTTTCTTTAACCGCTAGAATAGAGGCATTACAAGAATCGTTTAGAGTACAAAAAGAACTAACTGAAGAAAGAGAAAAACAAAATGCTGCACAAAACGCATTAGAAGGATTAAATGGATTCTTCCAACAAACTGAAAATAGTGGATGGAAGATATCAGCAAACGATGTAAATGAAGAGGGTAAGAAGGGATTAAAAATTGCATCTCGTAAACCCGATGAAGTTTCGATAGTAAATGGTTCTAAGGGTGTTGCATTCTTTAACTTTACAACTGAAGAACAAACATTTACATTATCTGAAAGTATTAGTTGGCTTGACGGCCCTAAAACTTGGAAAGTTCCTGCTAGAAATGAACAATCTGCTGGTGTAACTACTGTTACATTTAAGTGGACACCTCTTGGTAAAACATCTAAAAGAAAACAAGAAAAAAGCGGAACTCTTATAATTAATACATCAGCTGGTGATAAATTGGAGATAAAAGCATATTATTGGAAACGAGTTAAGAGAAAAGACAAGTGGGGAAGTAGAGGTACTGCTCAAGTATTTGTTGGTGAAGATAAAACAGGTGGATAATGGCAATTAAAACATTTAAGGAAATAATAGAAAATAAAGGGTATCGAATTTCTACTAAAGATAGAGAAATTTTCGAAAAAGGAACCCTGCAATCTTTTTTCGGATTTTCTGATGCGGATATGATTGAGTTCATTGTTTATGATGCCAATGATAATCAGCTTCCTCAGGGTGATGAAGGAAAGTTAGTTAGATACATTCCACTTAGTTCAGAAAACATTAAAGATTATTTTTTAATCGCAGATGGAACCGAATTTCAGGCATTTAATTTTCCCAATGAATATTTTATTGATGCAGAACGATTAATTAATGAGGCGGGATATAATAATGGTATATTTAAAGCACAAATAACACTATTAAATAAAAGAGTTGGATTTGATAACTTAAATGAAAAACTTTGGATTAAAGAAATATCTCCATCGAGAACTGAAGTAAAGTTACTACCGATTCGAAATGAAGTTTCAGAAAAAACTGATTTATTAACCAGATTTAATATTATGGTAAATGGACAATCTTTTAGGGATGATATTTTACCATATATAGGGGAATTTGTTGAAAAAATAGATTCAAAAGAAATAGATTCATTTATTAAAAAGACATATACTGAAAAATGGTATAACAAATTAGTTTCTGAGTTTGGTGTTAGGGAGTTCGATAGATTAATGACAAGAATACATAAACAATTTGCAGAAGCGATGAAATATGAATTTTTAAATAGAAATTCTTACATTGGTGATGTAAACTATGGTAAAAAGAAACCGACAAAAGAATCATTATCTTTATCAAAAGAAGCAGTGTACAAAACAGCTCAGAGAATCTTAATAGAATGTGTAGATAAATTTTTGCCACAAAGAACAATTCAATCAAGAACAACTAGAGAAAATGAATTTGATGCTAGTAGAGATAAAGTTGGTAAAATTATAAGAACTAGAGAATCGGATGTAATTATTCAACCGAATGTGCCGGGTATTGAGGTAACAAAAGAAAAACCTCTACCACAAACAAAAGATGAATTTAAGGAATCAAAAAATTTAGAGGTAGCTATTAAAAAAGAAGTACCATCTGAATTACCAATTCCAAAATTTATAAAAGAAAATCCGATTAAAAGTAAAAAGAAAAGTATATTTAAAAATAAGTTTTTGGGATTGGGTACTGGTAAACGAATACCGCTTGAAAATGATAAGAGTGGTGCATTTACAAAAAGACCAAATCCAATAACAACACCAGTTACAAATCAAAGAGGTGGAGGAGGACCTTCTGATATAAGTTAATAATTATGCCAGCACCAATAAAAAATATCGATTATGATGAAGTATATGACCCTAATGAGGGTGATAATACTGGACCACAAGAGCCAGACCAAGACCCTGGTGTAGGTAATGGCCCTGCTACTGGCGATACTGGTGATACTGGTAATACTGGTGGTAATAGTGGAGGTAACTCACCAAAGGGACCTTATGGTGATACAGAAGACCCAGAAGAACCACCAAAGGATACTATCTCAGACCCTATTTTATTTATTATAAAAACTAATGAAAAGGGATTTTCAACTTTTGTAAATGATGAAAAAGTTGGTATAAATTCATTGGTAAGAGTTACAAGAGAATCATTAGCAAGAACTGGTGATAAAAAAATAAAAGTATCTAAAGAGGGTTATGTATGTAACGAATACTACATCGTATCTATGTTAGATGATGGGGCTCCCATTATAGAAAATCAAGGATTAAAACCGGAAAACCAATTACTTGGAATAAATACAAAAGCAATTTCTCTTATCAAATATGTTGATAATAAAATTGTAGAAGAAAAGGGTATTGCTAGTGTATCTTCTATTGATTTAAATTTTAAATTAAATAAAAAACCAGTAAATACAGGCGGTGGACGTGATGAATATGAGGAACCAAGTAGTTATAAAGTAAATTTTTTAATAACTGGTGAGGGATTGCCGGTAAGTGTACTAAAAAATGGAAATAAAAATGCACAATTTTTTCCATCTATTGGACAGAGTTCATATGAAGATGTTGAAGGAACAAACTATGTAATAAGTTCAGCTGATACTTCTTTGTATAGGATTACTCGTATTGATATTCTCAAACCAGATAATAAACCCATTATAATAGAAGCGGATGCTGGTGAATCGTTGGAAACAACATTAAAATTGACATCTGAATATAGTATTGGCATAGATACCGAAAAGATACCAGTTCCATTACCAGGATTAGACCCTCAAATATCATTGGTAAATGGAGACCCAAGAAAATATAATATTAACACTAAATCTGGAGTACCACTACTGGTTCAGATGAACGATGATGTGCAAGCAATAACAGTTGTAGTTGGTGATGATGTTTTGGAATTTGATGATTTTGGTAGAGATAATTATGAGGAACCGGGTGGAAAGGTTGTTGGTATAACAATACCTCATAGGGTTTTTAACAAAATAGGACAATATAATATAAAATTATTTCCATTTTCATTTGATGATTATGAAAATCAAGTTAGAGAATCGGAACAACCTATTACTATAACACCAAAAGAAGTTACACCTAAGTTTGTACAAAACGAAAAAGAATTACCCCCACCACCACCAAAACCAGAGGATAAGGCTAATCCATATAAGCCAGTATCTACACCATCTGGTGGCTCTCCTCGTAGAGGTGGCGGAGGTGGAGGCGGAGGCCGAAACGAATTTATAGAAAGAGACGAATTTAATGATTTTGGAGATAGATTCGATGACTTTGGAAGAGATGATAGCATCCTCAGACCTAATTATGATATAAGACAATTCTAATGCCAGCACCAAAAAACATATTAGATATTTTAAAATCTTTGGGAGCAAACAAAGTTCCACCAAAGAATAATGCCATTATATCATTATCTGATTTAAATAAATCTGGTAAAGCGGGTGGTGGAGCATTTAATCCTATTAATGATATTTTAAAACCAATAAACCCTATAAACTATCCAACTAAACCAGTAAATGATTTAGGATTAAAATCAAATATTCCAAATACAAAAAAAGCAAACGAAAAGAAATTGCCTGAGGTATCTTTATCAGATAGACCTAAAAATCTAAATGAAGTTGAAGAACAAAAAGATATTGTAACTAAGTTAGATGAGGGAACTCAAGATAATGAAACATCTAATATCTTAGATAGAGCAGTTAGTTTAACAATTAATGTTGTTGATGAGTATTCTGTAACTGTACCAGATATTAGAAGAATCACATATCCCAAAGTAATTAGGGGTGCTGATTTTATTGGATATGATGTTGATTTTAAATTAAGATTTGATGTAGAAGGATTAGAAAGAAGTGGGTTTGTTGAAGTTGGTATTGGTAGAGTTAAAAATGCATTTACAACAAGAGAATTTAATCTTAATTTTAATGTACAAGAGATTCTAATCAACTATCTTGATATGGAAGGTACTGAAGATGTTGATAAAATTAAGATACCAATATCATTAACTCCTGTAAACCAAAATCTAAGAAAAGAAAAGGTAAGGGGTGAAACAGAAACTTTTACTATTTTATTTGATAAGGGTGATTTAGATATACCACGTTCGGTTGCTATTAACAGGATATCAGAAGGATTCATTTCTCAATTTAATAAATGTAGTTTTGATGATTCAACATATCTTACTCACTTATTACATTTGGGGGATGGTAACAACAAAGTAATAACAACTTGGAGAGGATTGCAAGAAATCACTCAAACTGGTGGTGATGCATCTTCGTTAATTTTAAAGTTATATGAACCCCTTTCAAACGATATACAAACAAATCAAAAAGTTTGGATTACTAAAATTCAAACCAATCCTATATTTGAGACACTCACATTATTGGGTGATACGCAGGATTACTGCCCACCATTACAAGGACCTAATTTTTCGTTAGAATCTGATAATGGTATTGGATATCAAGTATATAGTGATTTACTTGCAAGTGGTTCATCAACAAATGATGCACTAATAAGAGAGTATGGTGAAAAAGTTGGTATAGATACCAAAAAATTAAATATTCAATATGTAAGTGGTTCCGAATATGTATTTGAAAATTTTGTACATTTTGGTTCGGCTGAAGAAAGAATTAAAAACTTCCAATATAAAGTTGAACTATTAGAATCATATCAAACAAAATATAATAGTTTATCGGTATCTCAAGTAGAATTGGGGTATTTATTAGCAGAGGGTGGATTGGTTGATGAATATACAATCATAAGTGAACCAGCTTCTTCCAGTTTACAAATTGAGGCTATAAGTGTAACAGCAGCTTCGGTGGTACAAGCTAATCAACAATTGGTTAATATAAACAATCTTATCAAAACATTTGATGGATTTGAAAACTTTTTATATACATCAACCAATTCATTAGCATATCCTAAGAGCGGAAGTTCAATTATAGCATCAACCGATTCTCAGGCAATTGCTTGGTATAATACTGCTGTAAATGAAGCCGCAACATTTGATAGAAATAATGTAGATTACCTAAACAACAATCTTCCAGAATTTATTAGAGAAGATTATCAGAACGAGGACTTTATGTTGTTTATGGATATGTTAGGGCATCATTTTGATGTTATTTGGGCATATATTAATGGGTTAAACAATTTAAGAAAACCAGAACATAAAGCAGATTTAGGATTTTCAAGTGATTTGGTTTCTACAATGTTAGAATCGTTGGGATGGGATGGTAGAAAAGCTTATGATTCTCAACATTTATGGGAATATGCTTTAGGACAATACAAAGATGGTACTGAAAAATATCAACAATCTCTTAAATCAGCAAATGAAGAAGTTTGGAGAAGAATCCTTAACAACTTACCTTACTTATTAAAACACAAAGGTACTTCTCGTTCTTTAAAAGCAGTAATGGCTTGTTATGGTGTTCCACAATCACTCCTTACAATTATGGAGTTTGGTGGACCAACTGACCCAACTGATGGTGGTACTCAACCATTTACATTTGAAGATAGAACTTCTGAACTTGTTTTAAGTGGTAGCGATAGTTCTTATATTCAAATACCATTTAATGATATCGATGATTACAGCGCTAGAGGTATTGAATTTAGGGTTAATTCTACTATACCAAAAGATACATCGTTAATTAAAATGATGGACCCATCTGGTACAGAAGCAGAATGGGAATTTAAAATATCCCAAACCACTGGTAGTTTTGCTAACTTAGATTTATATGTAAGTTCAAGCTCAGAACTACATTCGGCATCTATTGATAATGTTAGATTCTTTGATGGTGAGTATAAACAAATTCTTATCAACAAAAGTGAAGATGGAAGTGATGATACATTCAATGTGTATTTAAGAGATTCCATTAATGGTAGAATACGAACAGAAAAAGCATCAAATACTCTAAGTATTACTAATGCAAATTGGACTGGTAGTGGATTGGGTATTGGGCGTTCATTGCGAGTTGGTAATGGATTTAATGGTTCGCTTGATGAATTTAGATTATGGAAAACTCCGTTAGAAACTAACTTATTAGATACGCATACACTACAACCAGATTCGATAGCTGGAAACAGCTATACGGCATCATCTGAAGATTTAGTACTTAGATTTGATTTTGAACTTCCTAAAGATTTATCATCATCCACAACAATAAATAATGTTGCTATTAGTACCGAATATAATGTTAATGGAACCGCTGTTGGATTTAATTCAATATCAGATTATCCATATCATTATAGAAGTTATGAAAGAACAATAACTGCAAAAGTTCCATCATTAGGATTTAATCAAGCTGATAAAATTAGATTTGAAACTCAAGAACTTGTTGGTAATTTATCACACAAAGTTAGAGCAACCAAAAAATCATTAGATAGGGCGCCAATCGATTCATCTCGTTTAGGATTATTCTTCTCCCCAATCAAAGAGTTGAATATGGATATCATTAAATCATTTGGTAACTTCAATATTGATAATTATATTGGAGCACCTGCTGATGAATACAAAGATGAATATACGGAATTAAAATCATTAAGAGATTATTACTTCCAAAGATTAAATAGAGATATCTACGAATATATCAGATTAATTAGATACATTGATAAATCTTTATTCGATGTATTGGAAGATTTAGTTCCTGCTAGAGCAAAAGTTTCTAAAGGTTTATTAATCGAACCTCACTTTTTAGAAAGAAGTAAAACTAAATGGGATAAACCAACATCTGAAAAAAGAGATTATGAAACCAGTGTAGATGTTGATGAAGATGTAATTTTAATTGGTGATAACAATCAATTTCAAGCTAACATAGATGGGGAATCTGATGTAGTATTAACACATCAGTATGATAACTATGAAGCAAATGTTGATGGTGAGGATGATATTGTATTAACATCAACCAACCCACAATATGATTCATCTATCGATGTTGATAATGATACGAATTTATTGGGTACATATCCAACATATGTTTCGGAAATTGAAGTTCCCGATGGAAGTAAATTAGATGCATCGGCTGAATCATTTGGATTTGAACAAATTGGTATGGACCCGAATTCATTAAATAATGCTGGATTTGGATTATTTACACCAATTGAAAAATATGGTGAAGTTAGTACATTGGATATATTTGGAAATTTATCTGGAAGTAGACAGCAAGTATATTTAATAAAAGAATCATACATAGAAAAAGTACCTACTCAAGTTGCAGGATATCCTACAACAACAACCAATGAGCAGGTTAGATATGAAGATGTAGAGGTTACTAAGTTTAGATACAAAGTAACAAAAGTACCATTTGGAGCACCAGACCCATCGGTTGGAAACGATGTAGTTGAAGTAACTCCGTTAAAGGGATACTTATCATCTCACTATCGATATAAAAACAACCTATCACAAGGATTAAAAAATTCATTCTTTGAAGGTTCAAAACAAACAATAAATACAACCCCAGATGGGTTATCTCCTGTTGAAACATTTACTACGAATCCGAACATTTTAAGAGTTGCGGATACTGGTAGAGGAAGTGGAGAACCAATTCTTGAGGTAGATTAATTAAATTTTAAAATAGTTATATTTATTAGTACATAATAAACAAAAGGGCAAATTAAAAAAATTATGGGATATTTAGACAATACATCAATTACAGTCGATGCCATCCTAACCAAAAAAGGTAGACAGAAGTTGGCATCTGGTCAATCCCTTAACATTACCAAATTCGCATTAGGTGATGATGAGATTGATTATACATTGTACGAGCCAGCGCACCCAAAGGGTTCAGCGTATTATGATTCGGCAATTAAGGCGATACCAATTCTGGAAGCTAGTCCAGACGAAACACAAGTATTAAGATACAAGTTAGTTACATTACCAAAAGGTACAACTCAGATTCCAGTTGTAGCATTAGGTATTTCTTCAATTGGAGTTTATCAAGATGAAGGGCAAGTTGCTCTTTCACCTACAACTTCACCACAAGGAAATAGTTCTTCTGGATATACTGTTGTATTAGCAGACCAGAGAGCTGGTACATTAGCAGTAACGCAAGGAGCAACAGCAGCCGGTTCGGTTCCTGTTTTCTTAGGAGAAGAAGTAACTACTACGGCACAAGTTGTTAGTGGTTTAGGATTTACATTCTCACCAAATCCTTCGTTAACATCTAATGTTTCTACTACGATAACTGTATATGGAAATGAGACGGGTGGTTCACAAACTATTCCTGTAACTGTAACTTATAGAAGTAACAACTAAAAAAGGATAGAGATATGGCAATTATAAACGACCCAAATATATCCGCTCAACTACAAGCGTTAGCACAAGGCGGAACAATCGATAGTAATGATGTAGTAGCCCTTTTAAACTCAGCATTACCTGCGGGACAGCAATTACAATCTGGCGCAGGTGTAACTACTGGAATTTATAAAAGATTCGGTGAGTTTGATAAGGTAAATGCAAAAATTGAAGTAGTAACAACTGGATTATGGACAGGTGATGTAGGTTCATTAACGGCACTTTATACTTCATCTGCTCAAGTAGCTGGTACAAGTGCTAAGTACTACTATAATGCTTACGCCGGAGATACAGCAGTAACTTCATCAGCTGAAGTTCAATTCGCTGTAGCATATGGACATTTAAATGGAAGTGGTTCAATATCATTAGCAAATTCAGATGATGCATTACTACCAACTAAAGCAACTTACGCTCAATATAAATCAGTTTTGTTAGACCCAACCGATACACAATTCTCATTTGAAAATGGTAGTGGTATAGCAAACGATTCAAACGCAATCTACGCTATCAATATCAATAGAGCGAGATATAGAGAGAAAATGGACCCGGGTAACTGGTCATTACAACTTTCTGGTTCTAATGGATTATTTACTTTCATTGATGATAGTGGTAAGAAGTTTGGAGATACATTAGGAAAAGCTGGTAGAGTATTTAAAGTAGTAAGTGGTTCACTTAACTTAGGTACTGAAGATGCAGCTACAATCAATACAACAACCGCATCTAACAATGAGGGATATGGATTGTTCTATCCTGATAGAGGTATTATCATTCTTAACCCAACTGCAATCGCTGATACTGTTGGTAACGCATTTGATGCTGATTGGGGTTCTTTAGGAACTTTAGCTGGAGATACTGGAGTAGATGCTGATAAAGAAAATCATAAGAGATTATTCTACGCAATTCATCATGGTGGTGATTTCCAAGCTAGAAGAACTGAAAACGTATCAACACAACATTTCTTCGTAAGAGCAACGAATAGAGAATTTAACTATTCAAACAACCCAACTTATGTAAATGCCAATGGAACATTCACAGAAACAACATTTGAAACTGACCCAAGAACTTATATTACAACGGTTGGATTATTAAATGATGCAAATGAAACAATAGCAGTAGCTAAAACTTCTCAACCAATTGAAAAATCATTTGATAAAGAAGTATTAATTAAAGTTAAACTTTCATTCTAATAAATTTATTAAAATATAAATGTAGAAGAACCCCACTAAAAGTGGGGTTTTTTGTTTCTTAATATTTATATAAAAGTATTTGCTTAGATGATAAAAGAGATTCCAAAATCAGATGTGGTGGTTAGGCCTTTCAAAGTTTACAAAGAGTGGGCTTTGGACCAAACGGATATTACCGCACTTTATGGTACAAATCAAACGGACCTTTATGATGTAAATACCGATGACACTAACTCAGACGGTACATCTAAAAGAACTTTATATGATTCTATAAAAGCACAATTTTATTTAAATCCAGCTACTGCATCTATTTTAACCGAAGTTGGTAAAAGGGAATCATATGCATCAACCAATGAAAGGGTTATTAGTGATACGATTGGTATAATACCAATTCCACAACAATATTATGGTGAAGGAATTAAAGTGGGTTCAATGGTAGTTGAATATGGTTCGATTACGGCAACCGATGATGGTAACTCTAACTTAATCGATTCTGCATCAAACATTAAGGGTAATGTGTTTTATGATAGGGGATTAGTTGTACTTACCGAAGATGTAGCTGATGGAAGCGGTTTATCTTCATTTGATGTATCATATCGTTCAACTATGACTATTTATGAAAACGAAATATTCCTTTCAGTAAATGAAAATGAATTCAATGTATCTCAAAATCCAACTGCTATTTATGAAGTTGGTGGTAAAAAAATAACGGCATCTATTACAAAACCAAAGACTAGATTGATTGATGGTGAGTTGGTATCTCAATCTTTTTATCAACCTGGAGCTAGATATATAAGGGGTGGTAAGTATCCATATGTATCATCTTATGATGGCTCATCTAAGGGAAGTTTTGATGATTATGAAGTAAGTGGTTCTACTGACCAAACTGGTTCTTATTTAACGCCATTTATTACAACAATAGGTTTATATGATAATGAAATGAATATGGTTGCGGTAGCTAAACTACCCCAACCAATTAAATCATTACCGGATTATCCTGTAAACTTCATTGTTCGTTTCGATACATAAGGTTATATTTATATAATATAAAGAAAAACAATTATGACTTTAGAAGAAAGATTAGCTCAAAATCCTCCAGCAGTATCAAAAGCAAACATCAAAGGTGGTGATAAAACTTTGATTGAAGCTGATGGTGGATTAGATTTATCAAAAGATGAAGCTAAGATAAAGCAAGCTAGAGGGGGTAAACTAAATAGTAAACCTTACTCCGATACATTTAAATAAGAATTTATGATTCAATGGTTATGGGAGGGAAACCACATCAAAGATGAGGAAATTCCCGAAAGCGCAGTAGGATTCATCTACATGATTGAACACATCCCTACTGGAAAATACTACATAGGTAAGAAAAACCTAAAGGCAAAAAGAACACTTCCCCCACTAAAAGGAAAAAAGAGGAAACGAAAAGTCATTAAAGAATCTGACTGGAAAAAAT